GAATCGCTCGCCCGTTGGGCCCCATGAGCTGGACGAGGTTGTCGCGGATCGTGGCGACGTTAGCCCCGTTGCCGGAGACGAGCTCCACCTGCCCACCCGTCGCGGAGAAGATCTCCGCACCGTTGTCGAACCGGACGGCACCGCCGCCCCGCGTGGGGTCGATGGTGAGACTGCCAGCGCGGACGCGGCCCGTGTCGCCCTCGATGACGACTCGCGCCGCGCCGACGCCGACGGTGACCCTGCCACCAGACCCGGGCGTGATGATCACGTTGCCGACCTTGATGCGGCCACCACCGAGGACCTCGAAGTCTCCGGTGAGGTCAACATCACCGGCGATGTCGCCGTCACCGTTGAATTCCCACTCGCCGTTCTGCGTCCACTTCCCCTCAGCGACCACGTCGCCCGTGATCGCCCCGTTGCCAGAGAACCGCCAGTCCCCGGTGACGTTGAGGAGACCGCGGATCGTGACCGGGCCGGTGATGTTCGTGGTGCCCTCAACCTGCAGGAATCCGACGATCTCCACACGGCCACCAGAGTCCACGCGGAGGGTGCCGCCAATGAAGCGCATGCGACCGGAGGTGATCGAGGAGTTGCCGAGCTGCGCGCCGGACTCGAGACGCTCGATCCGGCGGACGATCTGCTGGATCCACCCCCACGCGTCCTTGAGGTTACGCAGCACGCTGCACCTCCACCTCGATCGCGTTGGACGTGACGTTGCCTCGGGATGAGATCACCCGGAGTTCGTGCGTCCCGTCGGGGATGATGACGTCTCCCTTGGAGTAGATCGCCCATCCGCGGCCGGGTAGAGCATGCTCGGACGACCATTCCTCGCTGATGAGGAACCGTCCCACCGACCACTGAACGAGCGGGTCTTGATCCTCCGCGAGGCCCGCGTTAGTGGCCTGCTGGAGGCGGGTGCCGACGAGGTCGGGGTAGGCCTTCTTCGTGTCACGGATGATGATGTCCTGACCAGTGGTAGACCCCGCCCACGCGACCTTCTGGTCCTGTTCCATCCCGTCGCCGAGGCCCTGCACGCCGGTGACCTCGATCGACCCATCGACGGTGTACGAGATGTGGTCGATAGGGAGCTCTGCGGCTTGCAGCATGAACGTCGTCCGCCCCAGCCGGATCCGAGACGACACGATCGTCTCGAAGCGGATCTGGTTGCCGGCCTTCCGGGGCCGGAAGTAGATTTCGTACCCTTCCTCCTCGATCTGCTGGAGGAGGTCGGAGATGCGCAGCTTGCGCCAGAACTCCCACGTCTGTGAGATCAGTCCCGCCGTGTCGGCGGGAAGGTCGATTGGGAGCGCCCATTCGGATGACCACTGCATCGCTCGGGCGAGGATCGCGCGCACTGCTCCAGCCGCGGACTTCGCGACGATCGACAGGGTGCCCTGCTCGTAGACGTTCACCCCGTAGGTGAGCCGCCACAGCATCTCTGCCCGGATCTCCACCGTGGAGACCGCGAGGTTCTGCGCGTCGCGGTCGTACGCCCAGGACTCGATCTTCCCGGCGTACTCGACGACATCACCCCACAAGACAGCGAGCCCACGAGCATTCGGCCGGAACGTGGCCGCAACGTTCGTCAGTGGGTGCTCGGCGTCGTCGGTCTTGAATGTCGCCGTCGACGACCCCTCACCCTTCAGCCCGGTCTCCCAGGGGTGGTCGTAGGGCCTGACTCTGCGGATCAGGTTCCCGGTGCGCATGTCGAACAGCCACGTCTGATGCACGATGACTCCTCTCAGACGTAGGTGGTGGGCAGCAGCAGCCGTCCGCCTGAGGGCAGCGTGTGCGCCCATGAGCCGCCGACGGGCACCGCCCAGAGGTCGCCGATGATGGTTGCGGTGTCGGTGATGTCGACGCCGTTGCGCGTGAGCCGGCCTGTGCGCATGTCGAACCGGTGCGTTCCGCCGGCGGGCGCACCAGACACCTGCAGGGTCCCGCCTGGGCTCGACGCGGTCCACGACACCGGAGCGCCCGGGATCTCGATCACCGGATGCGCCGGGAAGTTCCCGAACTGGTGCGCGGGCTCCCCGCCCGCGAATTGCTCGACCGTTCCGTACTTCCGGGGGTCCGCGAACACGAGCTGCAGTTGCCCCGACGATCGCAGCCAGCGCCGCCACCTGACGCCCTGGTCCTCGGCCACGCCGATCAGGCGTCGGCCGGTGGCGTGAAGCGTCTGCTCCTGATGGTCGACCGTGACGAGCGTGCGGCCGCCGTCGGCTCCCACTCCGGTGAGGATCTGGGAGAACGAGCGCAGTCTCCCGAGGGTGCTCGCGATGATCCACACGTCGATCGTCACGACGCGGGCGCCGAGGTAGGTGGGCACATCATGCTCGCCGTGCTCCACCGCCCGCGCGACCTGCTCTCGCCGGGCGTCAGAGATACCCTCCCACCCCTGGAAGCCATGCGGCTTGATGAAGATTCCGTCGGGCTGCTCGGGGGTCGGGCAGCCACGGATGACTGCCCGACCCGCCCGGATCTCGGTGATTCCCTGCATCACACCCCCACTCGACGCGCGGCCGACGCCAACTGCTGACCCGCCGAGGTGATCACCACCTCGGGATCCATATGATCCATCTGGAATGTCTGCTGCACGGTGACCCCACCAGCACCCGCGGGAGGTGGCGGACCGTTGCCGGCGCCCGGCAGGCGGCGGGACGAGGTGACCGCTGTGCTGACCTCGGTGGAGACGGTGCCCATCGCGCTCTGCGCGCGCTTGGACGCCTTCTTCGCCATGGTGACCAGGGAGTCCGCGAACGCGCGTTCCTCGTCTTCCACGCCGCCGACGGCGCCTTCGACGAGGTTCACTCCCGCGCCGCGCATCAGGCGCGACGGGGACTGGATCCCGAAGAAGGACGTGAACCCGTCCCAGGCCGAGGAGGCGAGGTCGCCGATCATGTCGCCGAGGTTGCCGATCATCGAGCCGAGCCCGTCGATCAGGCCCTGCACGATGTCCTTACCCAGCTGCGCCCAGTCGATGTCTGCGAGGCCGTTCCAGATCGCATCGACGATCTGGGGCAGCATCTCCAGGATCTGCGGGATCGCGGAGATCAGCCCGGTGATCAGTGCGATCACCAGGGTCACGCCTGCCTCGATCAACTGCGGCAGCATCGTGATCAGACCGGCGACGAGCTGGATCACCATCTGCACCGCGGCGACGATCAGATCCGGGAGAGCGCCCAACAGCCCCGTCACGAGGGACAGCAGCAGTTGGATGCCCGCCTGGATCAGCATCGGCAGGTTCTCGATGAGCGCGCCCAGCAGCCCGGTGATCAGCTGCAGAGCCGCCTCCAGCAGCATCGGCAGCGCGCCGATGAGACCGGTCACCAGCGCCAGCAGGAGCTGGATGCCGCCCTGGATGATCACCGGCAGCAGGTTCACGATCGCGGTCAGCAGACCGGTCACCAGCTGCACGGCGCCCTGCACGAGCATCGGCAGCGCGAGCACGATTCCCTGGATGAGGGTCATGACGAGCTTGATCGCCGCGAGCACGATTATCGGCAGGTTCGCCACCAGCCCGGCGACGAGACCGTCGACCAGGGCGAGCGCCCCGTCGACGAGCATCGGCACCGCGGTGACCAGCCCGAGGACGAACTCACCCACGATCGTCGTCGCAGCCGCAAGCAGCTGCGGCACTGCCGAGAGGATCCCGTCGACGATGCCCGGTACGGCGGCCGTGACCGCGTCGATCACGCCCGGCAGCGCCGAGGTGATCCGCCCGATGATGTCGGAGATCCCGGACGCCAGAGCGTCCGCGTCCCCACCGGTGGCGAAGAATGCCGCCAGCGCGGCTGCCGCGATCCCCAACGGCCCGCCCAGGGCGGCGAGAGGGCCGGTGAGTCCGCCGAGCATCCCGCCCAGCAGCGGGATCCGGGTGAGCAGCGCCGCCAGCCCGCCCGAGCCGAGCGCGGCCAGGCCGGCGGCGACGGGTGCGAGAACGCCGGACAGGCCGGAGAAGCTCTCTGCCAGGCCGGATGTGCCGTCCCCGATGGAGTTGAGGAGGTTCGTGAGCCAGTCCATCGCCGGGCCGACCACGCGCAGCAGCACGCCGCCGAAAGCCTTGGCCTTCTCCTCGACGGGACCGAGCGCGTTCGTCGCTGCCGCGATGAGTGGGCCGATCTTGGAGTAGACGCCCTCGAGCGCGTTCGCGCCGATGCGGCCCATCGCGGCGAGGAAGTTCTTCGCCGCGCCGGGGACGGTCTTGCCCATCTCTTCCGCGACGGTGCCGGCTGCCTTCTCGGCGGCCGCGGAGAACGTCTCGAAGTCGATCTTGCCCTCGGAGGCCATCTTGAAGACCTCGCCGGCGGTGACGCCGAGCTGGTCCGCGAGCGCCTGGTAGATCGGGATGCCCCGATCCGCGAGCTGGCTGATGACGTCGTTCTGGACGCCGTTGGCCTGGGTCGCGGCCCGATTGAAGATGGAGCCCATCTCCTCCATCGACAGGCCCGCCGCGGAGGCGTTGTTCGCGATCCGCTTCAGGTGCGTCTGGAGCTGCTGTCCAGGGCGGATGTTCGCCGCGACGGCGGAAGCGGCGACGGTCGCAGCCTCGCCGAGCCCGAAGCTCGTCCCCTTCACCGAGGCGAGCGCATCGCCCATGATCGCCTTGACGTCGTCAGCACTGTTGCCGAGTCCGGTCAGCTTCGCCCGGGCGGTGTCAATGGCCGTGAGACGGCCAACGCCCTTCGCGAACGCGACACCGATACCGGCCGCCGCCGCGGTGACGCCCGCTGTCGCGGCGGACTTGATCCCCGATCCGAGCGCAGACCCGATGCTCGACGCAGCCGCCCCGACCGTCCGGGCCAGCCCCGCCAGCGCGGTGCCCGCCGAGGACGCCATCCCAGCCAGGCCGCGGCCGAACGTCGACGTCATTAGCGACGCGCCCCGGCCGGCGATCGGCCCGAGCTTCGCGAACAGTCCCGACACCTGCGTGGTGACCGGACGCATCCACGTCGCTACCGACGAGCCGAGACGACGGAACGGGGAGAACGCGAGCGTCGCGGCCGCGGACACGTACTGCGCCATCGGGGCGAAAGCGCCCCTGACTGTGGAGCCGATGCCGCCCAGCCACGACCGGGTACGACCCCAAGCCTTCGCGAGGCCGCCGCCGACCATCGTCGCCAGCGACGTGAACGCCTTCGACGCCTGCAGGGCGCCCATCCGGGCCAGCCGGCCCAGCGCGCTCAGGCCGCTGACATCGGACACGGCGCGCAGCACGCCGCCGATGGACCCGGCCATCCCGGTGAACGCCGACGTCGCCGCGCGCGCGTCAGTCCACCCGGCATGCAGGTTCTGCGCCATCAGCCGCAGACCGCCGGCCGATGCCGTGGTCTGGGTGGTGATCTGCCGGGCCGCTTCCGCGGCGGCATCCTGCGCGGCCCTCAGCCGGCTCGTCGCCGCGGTGACTGCGTCGATCGCGGTCTGCTGCTTGCGCCGGGCGGACTCCAGCCGCTCCTCCGCGGCCACGGCCTGCGAAGACCCCTCCCCGGACTTCTCGACCGCTTCCCGCAGCCGGGTCTCCGCGACCCGCACACGGCCGGCCTCGTC